TTATATCCACCAGAAATATGAGTTTGAGCCATAAGGTTGTTGGGAACAATAGAATAAGTTAGTAACGGTGTATCAACTAGTTGAGTGGAATCCCATTTCAAAGCAAACAAATACGTCGGAATGCTTAATGGGTAAGCTAAAGCCATTTCATCTACATCTTGACCGGCAAAACCAGGCAAGTGCTCTAACTGATTATTTTCCAAAACACCTAAATTGATACTATTATCTCCTCCAGAGGCATTGTTAAGTCGAGCCATTGGTCTTTGCACCACTACTTGAGTCTGTCCAGCACTCAAAGGGTTTGAGAGTCCAAAGGCACTAGCTGCATTAGCCGCAGCGGCAGAAAACCAAGAAACTGGTCCTGCGATCGAACTTAATAGTGGTACCTCAGCTGCAATAGCCGCAGCTTTACTAATCTTATCTAAAGGTCTAGAAATCCATCCATTAGAATTTTCTTCGCTAACGGCTGGATCACCATATCTACTCTTCATCTTTCTTTTTGAAGCAAATGATTGTGTAACGGAAGGGCCTGAAATAGCTGGGAACATCAACTCAACATCTTCAAAGTGTGCCCAAACAGTACACTCGGCATCAATCTCAGTTGTATTACAATCAAGTGGTGAATAAACTGTTAAGTCTACCACTCCTTGATGTCCTACTCCATTGGTTGTGTCGAACGCTAGATACGGTGATACATATGGAATTGCAAATGTGATTTCACTATCCACAGCGGCATCAAATTCCGCACGAGGTAATTGTGTACGTTGAATTAGGTTATAAGAAGTAGTCATGTATTTCTGTTTAGCTATCTTATCATTGGGAAAATACGTCATCATTAATCTACCCTGCTGAAATCTGTTAGTATTAACTTGCAAAGTAATGACTGTCCTTGCTCTGAAGCCCAAGAAACCATAAATTTTTTGGGAGAACGTTGGAATTGCCGCAAGTATATCTTCAGGTAGAGATATCGACTTAATGACTGTATTGACCCCTTGAGAAGTAGTCCAAGCTCCTTTATAAATAACTGCAGGTCTTGCCAGGAAACTCTTAATTGGGTGATTGGATCCATCAGAAACATTCTCCAACAGCCCCTTATGGAATGACAGCGGTGCTGGGAGAGTGAATCTTTGTTGGTTGTGATCTGCGGTTGACTCCATTGTTGGTTTTGTTTCGATGGTTGGAGCCGTTGCCACCTGTTGAATGTCGTTGTTATTGTTGGCAGGAAGGAATTTTCGGAACTATCGTATCCCATGGATAGCCCTAGGTGTCTAAATCCTGAGTCGTGGCTTGTCAACCCCACTTTGCACTTTTATCGAGGAAGCCCTGGTTAGTATAGCTCAATAGCCCTCCCCCGCTAGTAACCTTTCCTTACTAGTGGCTCTATATC